TGTATAGTATAAATGACAGAACCCAATTGTTCTAGTTGTGAAACATCCAAATGGTCGTCTGGTCCTATACCGCCAAATACAGGGTATCGTACGAATGTACCTTGTTTAAATATAGACAGAACAATTACAGATATGCGTCTAAAAGCGGAAGTATTACAACACAAACATAATTCTAATCCATGGACAAAACAACAACGATACGCCCATTTATCCAAACGACAAATTGGTACAAAAAAAATAAATATTATTTCAGAAGTTCAACAAGAACAATTCAATGCAGGTATATATACTCCAACCTTAGATTCTTCGGATTGTAAAGATTACAAAGGTATTCATATGTTACATTCTGGAAAGGATGGTACAGTATTATCTTCCACGAGTTCATCTGGAATACCTTATAATCCATCGTTATTATTGTATTATAACGAAAAACATCCGCTTAAGAATTTGAACGTACAACGACAATTCACCAATGTGAATAATAAGGGTTTACCTGTAAATAAGTTATCTTGTGATACAGACGTAATACCGGGTCCCACAGGTGCAACAGGCGAACAAGGAGATACAGGAGCAACTGGAGAAAAAGGGGATACAGGAGCGACTGGAGAAAAAGGGGATACAGGAGCGACTGGATTACAAGGTATAAAAGGGGATGCTGGAGCAATCGGAGCGACTGGATTACAAGGTATAAAAGGGGATGCTGGAGCAATCGGAGCGACTGGATTACAAGGTATAAAAGGGGATGCTGGAGCAATCGGAGCGAATGGAGAGACTGGTCCTACTGGAGCAAAAGGTGAGGCTGGCCCTGAGGTAGGTGCTGTACCAGTAGGAGGTATCATAATGTGGAGTGGTGCTAATATTCCGGAGAATTGGGAGGTGTGTGACGGAAAGAATAATACTCCAGATTTACGGGATAGATTTATCATTGGTTCAGGGACTACATTTGCCTCTGGGCAAAAAGGTGGAAGTCTTACAATTTCAGCAGAGAACTTACCTGCTCATACTCATTCAGGTACAGTCGATGCCGTCGGCAACCACACGCACCCAGCACAATGCGATGCGAACACTTCATTTAGTATTAATACAATAAAAGTGGAAGGCAGCCAACAACAAGAAACGGTATATACTCCAAAGTCCGGAGGAACCCAGACCAGCGGGATTGGAACACACACACACGGGATTACGGTTAACGAGGGAGGAGGACATAGTCACGGCTTTCAAGGCGGAGTGAATACGACTGAGAATATGAACTATTATCCACCGTATTATGCGTTGGCTTATATAATGAGGATTTCCTAAATGTAATCTCTTGTACTACGTTATTCATATAACCAAGTATTTATAGTATATCTATATGTATTGTTTAATAATGGATACGTCATATGGGGATGCGTCCAATAAGGTGGAAATGCTATAATATTTCCTTTTTTTAATTTTATGGTTCTATCTTGATTTGGAAAATAAAACTCTCCACCTTCATAATCTTCATTTAAACAAATTATAATAGACATATTTCTAATTTTTTTCATTGGTACATATTGTTTGTCTTTTTCAACAAAAATGCCATCTTTATGTATCCGCGTCGGACCGTATATTTTTCTATAACAATACCCAGAATCGCCGTTGCACTGTATATCATAATGAATATGTAACTTTTGAACCACTTTATTTATAATGTTAAATATCATATCGTCTAGTTCTTTAATCTGACCAACATACATACAATTTACGTTTTTACTTTCTTCCCATTTTTCTATTTGGTAATCTTTTTTCATAAAATAACTTTCCATAGTTTTAATAACATGGTCACAATCTTCCGAATGGATGATATCATCAAACATGAAAATAGTATCCGTTTTTTTATTTAAGTTTGCTTGCACACTTGCAGAATGTTGAGAAATATTATCTTGAATAGAATCGCGTATAATGGCACAACGTTCATATTGTTTATCTGGTTTTAAAATCCGTTCATAGGGTGTTCTAGTTAAATCAACAAGAAATTCATTTGGTTTCAAACACACTTCTTCATTCTGGTGCGTAGAAACATGCGTTAATCGTTCCACATGTATGTTTAATTGACGTGATAAATCTTGTAAATCCATGTATATATATATTTTATAATTTTATTTGATAATTAATGCATAATCACCAGTATGCGTGTTAAATTTTAACATGTTACAAGAATGTTTCTATCGTCCAAACCATAGATGACTTGGAAATTAGAAACTGATACAACACCAAAGGGTATCTTTTTGTATTACGGAGCAGTCAAATGAATTTACAGGTCAACCACTACAAATCAATACCGTTCATTTTGAGTATTGAATAAACATTTTCCTAATGTGCGATTTTAAATCTTCAAAACGTTCAAAGGTGTAAAATTATACTATTGTGAAGTGTAGATACATTTAATATATAATCGTATATTATGAAACCTACGTGTAATCCAGCAAATCAAGAAAAAAACGAGACTACATGTTACACGACAAAAACGTTATTAAAATTAAAACAATTATGGAATGCACGACACTCGGACGATAAAATTACGACAAATGAACCATTAAAGATATGGAATGAGTTACGTCAACGATTCTCAGGGGTATGCCAACATGAAAAATGTTGGTTACGTCATACATTCATTTCAAATAAGGTTGGACATGATATACTTCATTATACTTTTGCACCGGATGCACCTAAATCATGGAAAAAAAATCCAAACGAATGGCTCTCCAATTATGATATTACTTCTGTCATGCAACAGTATGAATATAAATATAATCATTTTGCATTTATAGGTCCAAGTCCAATTGATTTTGATAAACGTATAGTAAATGATAAATGTGTGTGGGACGATTTATGTGAGTTTAATCTATCTAAATGTTTAAAAAAAGGAAAACGAAAAATAGGGGTGATTTTTAATACGGACCCACATAACAAAGGAGGAGAACATTGGGTATCTTTATTCATTGATACTACACATGACAATCCGTATATTTTTTATTTTGATAGTGCAGGCGATCCGATTTTACCTGAGATATTACTATTTGCTCAACGTGTCCTACAACAAGCCTCCAAGTTAAATATTCATACACAATTATATGAGAATCATCCATTACAACATCAAAAAAGTACAACGGAATGTGGAATGTATTCGTTATATATGATAATACAATTACTTACGAATACAAAAACGTATAAAGATTTTATGACAAAACGAATCCCAGACAAAGAGATTGAACACTATAGATATACCTATTTCAACCGTGTTTAATCCAAAATACTTATAACGAAAATGGTTAAATTAATCATGCGAACGATGTGGAAAGGAATTCTCTCAAAAATCTCACTATGATTCTCATAATAGACGCAAAACACTTTGTGAAAATAATGCTGATAAAATAATAAAAAATTGATTGTTGAAAATGAAGAAGTAATTGTAAATACAGACACTATGGAAGATCAACCAAAATCAACGTATGATTTGAATAATATTCTTAATAAAATTTTGGAAAGCAAGACTTATTCAGACATAGCAAGAGAAATTAATGTCGCTATTGGAACTGTGCGAAGATGGAATGAATTAAAAAAAATCCCAAAATCATACACATTTGAGTTGCTTAAATTAGCTAAAATAGATATTGATTATTCCAAATTTGATTATAAAGAAAAAGACCAATTCTTTACACCTAATACTACTGCTAAATATTGCTATTCAAAATTTTTAGAAATATTAAAAAAATATAAAAATTTTGAAAATTATACATTTATTGAACCATCTGCGGGTAATGGTTGTTTCCTTAAAATCTTACCAAGTGATAAAAGAATTGGACTAGATATCGAGCCAAGATCCGATGAGATAATAAAACAAGATTATCTTGATTGGGAACCAATTGAAGATAATAAATACGTGGTTATTGGAAATCCACCATTTGGGTTAAGAGGACAACTAGCATTAAAATTTATAAATCATTCTAGTAAATTTGCGGATTATGTTTGCTTTATTTTACCACAGTTATTTGAAAGTGATGGTAAAGGAGTTCCAAGAAAAAGAGTAGTTGGACTAAACTTAATACATAGTGAAAAATTAGATACAGAATTTGAATCTCCGAATGGAAAAAATATAAAAGTGCAATGTATATTTCAGGTTTGGTCTAAATTTCACAAAAATAATAATTATGTAATAAAGAAAACATTAAATAATAATATTAAAATTTATTCTTTATCTGATGGTGGAAGTCCTTCAACAACACGAAATAAAAAAATGTTTTATAAGTGCGATGCTTATATACCATCTACATGTTTTGGCAAAGATAACATGAAATATTATGATAAGTTTGATACACTCCCTAGAAAAAAAGGTTATGGTATTGTATTTATTAAAGATAAAGAAAACAACTTAGAAAAATTTAAAAATATAGATTGGTCTAATGTAGCATTTCTATCTACTAATTCTGCTTATAATATTCGTTCTTCGCAAATTACTGATAAATTTATTGAATGATATTATCTACAAATGATTTAAATTTAGAATAATCTGTTGTCTCACTATCAATTATAAAGGTATATTTATTTGTTTCATTAATATTGATACTAGTATCTAGTTTAAATGCTCCTTTTTGTTTTCTCCAAGTAACAGACTTCGTTGGGAAATACGGATAACATTTATTGGAACTATCTACCCCAGATTTTTTATAAAATTCTTCCGTAAAGTTTGGAAATATAGTAATATACATTTTTTTAGGAGAAATATCAAGGAATATCATATATTTAGCTTTCCAAGGAACTTCTCCTAGTTCATGTTGAAATGAACTACCTGAACTTCCTAGTCTTGCGGTTTTGATTTCACACGTTTCACAATTGATTGTTCCATCTCCTATTCCACCTCCTACTTGTTTTGTTTTAGTACCATCAATTTCTGAAACAATTTGAGATTTTTTACACAATTCGTTCATTATTTCTTCTCCAACGCCACCAACATCATCATTTTCAAGTTCACTAATATTTTTCCATTCACAATCACCGTCATTCCAAATATCTCTTTTTTGTTTTTGTGTATGTTTTTTATCAATCAGATCTTTAGCCAATGTGGTAAAAGAATCGGGAACCTGATTATATTTATCACGTTTGGGTGTGTCCACCAAGTCCAACCTCTGGAGCGCGTCCTCCAGAGGGAAACCGTAGATCTTGGACAATTTCTTCGTCACCTCCGTAACATACTCCTTCGTCATTCCTATCAACGCCTTCGTCATCGTTGTGTTCAGGTTCATTTGGGTAATGCTTGGTTTATTCTTATTCATTCTCTTCTATTTCAATTTTTTAATTCTCACGCATTCTTTTCATTCACACTACGATTCATTTTATCTTGTTCAAAGGTGTAAATCATACAAGTCTAATTTTGAAAATAGTTTTTTAAACATACTTTTACATATTCGTTTGTGGTCAAGTTGATAAAATCAACATACTCTTTTTGGTTGAGTTTATCCTAATAATACAGTAGATGACGATTTCTAACTAAAGCATATTTTTTATTTCGTTTGAAATGTTAAAAGGTGTAATATAGATATAACAATGAGAGTGTTCTCCAAATGTATTTTTACGTTCTTTAAAGACTGCTTATGAGGACTACATTATTTTACT